CGCATTATCAAACTTACAATTTTCAAACACCACACCATCATCCCCAATACGAGATTTGGTAATTGCAATTGTGGCTAATTTCATTTCTTTTTGTTGTAATGTCTTTGCTACCGAAATAATAACGTGACCTACTTGCGCTTTCTTAATTGATCCACCCATTTGGTCTGTTGTGACAACCTCTGATGAAATAGAAGCTCTATTTCCTTGTGTTGCAGTCCAACCAACAAGGTTTAATTCGTGACACATAGCTTCAAATCCTCTCATTACAGAGCCTTCACTTTTCCATTCATCTCCTAGGTTTTTATCCGGAACAACACAGTCAATGTAGTCTAAAACAACCATATCTATTTTAATACCGTCTGCAATCATTTTTCTTATTTCATTTTTGATTTGCAACATAGTTTTTGTATCAGATGGTAGTTTCTTTAAGATTAACTCATTTGGCATCGTCTCCTTGATTTCATTTACTTTTTTCATCACCTCTTCCTTTTTTTCTGACAATTCGTCAGGGTGAATCTTTGTCCAGAGAATAAAATGTTTTCTCTGTATCACTTTTGGGTTGTCTTCAAAAAATACTTGAAGAACGTTAAATCCTAGGTTAAATGCGTGGTTTGAGATCTTTGTAAGAATGGTTGATTTACCTACACCGGTTGGTGCTAAAATAACACCTATTTCCCCTTTTGCTAGTCCTCCTTTCAATAATCTATCAATACCTGGTATTCCCATTGGGATTGGGTGTCTATAGTCTTCATCTAGGACTTGGTCTAGGTTTGAGAAGACATCTAACATTGAGGTGTCCTTTGACCCAACAAGTAACGCATCTCTTACTAATTCTTCTAGTGTGTCATAGTTTTCAAACTCACCTCCGTCAATAATTTTCTGAGCTTTTTTCATTACCTTCTGTAATTCTTGTTGTTTACAGAATTTAAGTGCTTTTTCTTGGACAAAATCAACTCCCTCGATAGGTGCAGACTTGATTTTCTTGATTGTGTCAAGAACTACTTTAACAGCAGTTTCTTGTTGTAATTCGGATTTTGCGACTTGTTCTAATGTATCAAATGATGGTGTGTGATCATATTTTATATAGTATTCTTTAATCATTTGAATAATAATTTTGAAGTACTTATTTTCAAAGTAATTGTTTTCGATTACTTCAATAATTGAGTGTGAAAAATCTTTGTCTGCAATGATTTGGTTAAGTAATTGTATTTGAAAATTGTTGCCAAGATATTCAAAATTTTTGTTTGTCGCCATATAATTTCCTTCTGTTAGTAATGATAAATACTATTACTTTTGAATAAATTGTGGGTAAAAATAATTAAATTTTCTACCTGAAAAAATGTCAGTAAGTTCAGATAATATGCTTTTCAGCCTTGGGCGTAGGTCTACGGTATATCTGACCTTTGGGGGGTATACTTTTGCGTCAAATGTCCTCTGACAAATTGTCATATTCTCAACCTTAATATAAAGGTTAAAATTTTCTTGTCCTTCGGTAATTGAGGTGTTTAATACATCTGGATTTTCCATAATTTCATACTGGTTTTCCATCATATAAACAACCGATCTCATTTTTAAATCATATTGTAATCCATTACAAAATGATTTAACGTAGTCGTAGAATTGTTCAGACTTATGTGCGTTTTTGTTAAATCCTTTAACATTAAAGAATCTTTGTACAACGATGTTATCATTACACATAAGAAGAAATTCTACTTTTGTTACGTCTTGATCTTTCATTTTTTTACTTTTTTGTTTTGTTTCTAAAATTTGTTTTTTCTTTTCTTGATAGTTTTAAAAATGGCTTTAAAAAATTTACCCAAGCGTCGTCACCCTTTGGGAGAAATTTGAAGAACCCGTCTTCCATCATCATTCTTATTAGGTTTCTATGTCCTCTTCCATCTGGATCCAAGGACTCTGAATAATATAACCTAACAAGTTCTTTTCCTTCCTGAGAAATTAATGGGTTTGCAAGATCCACTAATTTTTCGTTGATTATGAAAAACTCCTCTCCAAATATTCCCTCTTTGGTTTTCCCGCTTAGGAGATTTTGTAAAGCAACATTTCCCTTCTGTTCTGAAAGTAACATTTCTGCCTTTGTTAAAATATCGGTATATTTTAATTCAGTATCAAGTATTTCAGGAAACAGTTTAAGAAATGTTTTTTCACCCAAATAAAAAATACCATCAATATTATCTGAACTATCACCAGTTAATATTTTATAGGTTTTAACATTATAGTGTGGTATTTCGGATTCATATATTTTAATTCCGTCACCATTCTTATAATATCGCTTTTGTTGGGGTGAATATATGGTTACCTTTTCAGAAATTAATTGTGTTAGATCTCTATCTGATGAAAATATTGTTTTGTCCTCATCTTCAGAAATTTGACAATAATAGGCAATCAAATCATCAGCTTCTGATTGTTCTACCTCCAATTGTCTTACAAACATTTCCTCAAGGTATTGTTTTACTCTTTGTTTTTGTTTTAAAAAAGATTGTTCTTTAAAATCTTCTTCGTCTTTTTGTTTTCGATTTAGTTTGTATTTGGGATAGATGATTCTTCTTTGTGAAGAACCTGTTTCACTATCCCAACAAACAACAATTTTATTGTAATTACTTTCCTCTAAAAATTTTCTTAAAGTATTAAGGAAATGCCAAATACCACCAACGTGTTCTCCTTTATTAAAGAAATCTTTAACCCCATAAAAACCTATTTTTAATAGATTATTAGCATCAACCAATAAGGTTTTAGTCATTAAATTCTTCGTTAAGTGGGTTTGACAATACTGGTTCTTTTTTAGTCATATAATCAGAAAAGAACTCTGAAAATATTGCTTCCATTACAGGTACACAAATTGAGTTTCCAGCTAAAGCTACGTGTGTTGTATTTGATAATGATGTTGTAAGTAATAAATCGATATCTTCATCACGAACACCCATAAATCTATAACCCTCTCTTGCTGTAATTGTTCTTACTCTACCATCTTCTGTCAATATTTGCGGAGACCCACTTGTTGTTAAACAAGGTGAACAACCATCAACAGAATAAATTCTTCTAGCTTGATCATATTTAACATCATCCCTTCTACCGACTAATTTACAAATTGTATGTTTTTTTGGTGTGTGTGGTGTGAACTGACAATTAACAATTAATGATTCATCAAAATTTTGTTCAATATGGGGTCTCATAGAGATTCTTGTTTTTTTATGATTATCAACGTTCATCATCTTTTCTTTAACTTCATCAACACTACTATTTAGGACTGACATCATAAAAACTCTTTCTCTATTTTGGGGACAACCGAAATCAGCACCATTAAGTACTCTCCAAAATGAACTATAACCAAGTCCTCTTAAAAAATAGATATGTTTTTGAAAATTTTCTATGTGGTTTTTTGATATTAGATTTTTTACGTTTTCCATTAAAAGAAACTTTGGTCTATTTGCCGATAATAATCTTTCAACATCAAATAATAATCCACTTCTTGTTCCTTCTTTAATTCCTCTTTGTACACCAGAAATTGAAATGTCCTGGCAATTATGGGCGATACAACCATTTGCAGTGAATGAATGATCTTCATCTACTTCAATATCATAAACTGAATCATTTTTTTCAGTGTTTTCAACACCAATAATTTTTGACCAAACATATCCATTATCATAGAATATTTTATTTCTTTTTATTTCTTCAGTTTTAAATGTTACTTGATATGTGTCTTTTTGGTTTACAACTCTATTTTCAATAACGTAGGTTGATGGTCTTTCTGTTTTGTAGATAGAATATGGTACTTTATAAACTTTACTAACACACTGTGCGATACCATATATTAACTCTCGACTCACACTTGTAAATCTTTTTAAACCATTTTTCATTGTATAACCGTCAGCAGAAAAATACCCTTCAATAAATGATTCTAATAAATTAATCGGTAAATCTAAAATAGTATTATTTAATCTTTTACCGTGAGCATATTTACCAAATTGTTCAACAAATAAACCAATTTCTTTTTTTGGTAAATGTATTTTATAGGTTGACCCATCTCTAACAACAGTTGCGTTAAATTCTAATCTTTCTAATCTTTCACTAATATCAATAAGTTCTTTATCATTTTTATTAGTACAACAAATTATGATACCACTTTGATGTCTCATCCAGCCATCACCAATATATCTTCCAATCAACCACCAAAAATCATTATTATCCATATATTTTGATAATTCATTTTTGTGTCTGGTTTTTCTACCATCTCCCCATTTAAAATCAATCCCATCCCACTTTGGTATAATACTATTTTGATTTATCGCAACACCAAGATAATCATTACTTGTTAAATCCTTACATTCTTTCCAATAAGGTTCTGTTAGATTATTTTTATTTCCATCAATTTTAGACACAACATAGAACCTATGGTTTTCAGTTGTTTTTAATTCATCAAATATTGGTGATGTTACATTCCAAATTTCTTTCTTGCCTTGATCAAATTTGTTTGTAACTCTTTTATATGTGTTAGTATGTGTCAAAACTAAATCATCAATTTCAACATCAACAATATTTTTATAACCGGTACTTGTTAGTATTAATGTGTCTTTAGTAAAACAAGGGAATGAATATGTCAATAAATCACATTCTGGAAAGTTATTTTCATCAATTTTTGTAATATCACCTAAATTTCCATTTGTTGTTGTATGTAAAACGTCATAACATTCGTTTGCTTGTTTGAAATTGTCACAATTTGCAACGTTTTCATAATCAACCCCAATATATTTAAGTGCTAGTTCTTGCGTTCCATAACCGGAAAATAATGATACTACTTTCAACTTATTCTTGTTCATAAACTTTTTCTTCTTTTAAATCAAATTCACCATCTACACCAATAATATTTTTCCAATATTCAGCATAATCTTTTTTGTAATCTTCAATAGATTTCTTTTCTTCTGTTGCGTCTTTTCCAGGTAAAAATCCATGAGGTGTAACAATAATTTTTCCATCTTCAAATCCAAGTCCGTTGATATGGTTTTTCATAACCGATACTTTTGTTCTTGATGCAAACTTAACAGTTCTCTTGTCTTTTGTTGCGGTAATCTTTGTTGTTCCAGCGCCTTTTTGATTTCCATATAAAAATACCAATGATGAATTTAACCAAATTGCTTCACCACCCTTGGCCTTAATCTTTGGTTGTCCAAATGGATTGTCTGGTAATTCAACCCAAGGTTGATTTACAATAATCAATGTATTCTCAAATTTTGAATCTGCTTTTCTTGACCCAGAAATACGTTGGTTAATTCCCATGCCAATTTTATCGGCAAGAACTGATGCGTTATGTTGTTTACCACCTTTACCTTCATAGGTCATTTTACAAGGAACAGATCCAACAGAATCCCACATAATACATAGTGAATAATCAAGTTCACCTTTTTCTTGTGCATCTAACAAATCATTAATATAGTCTGTAATTTGTTCAATGTAACTAAAATTATTATTGAATAAAAAGAATCCGTCCCAAGTTAATTCTCCAGTTTCTTCATCAACAACTTCTTCACACTCAAAACCCATAAGTTTTGAGTGTTCAAAAGACCATTTTTGTTCTGTGATAATAAAAGCTGGTAGTATTTCTTTTTTCTGTGCGTCAACTGCTGTTTTAACAAGTGCTGTTGTTTTACCAGTATCAGAGTGACCCAAAAACATATTAATATGTCCCATCGCAGGACCAGGAAGTCCAACTGCATCCAAAAATGCTGGTCCTAAATCAAAGTATCTTTGTGGTTTGTATTTTGCGTCCGAAGAGAATTTTTTCTTAATCGAACTAAAGTCATTTTTCTTAATTGCCATATATTCTTTTTTAAAAAGATAAGAAAAAGTGGGTACATTGTATACCAATATACCCACATATTTTTAATAAAATTTAGAATGGTAATTCTTCGTCAATTTCATCGTTTGCTTGTGGATCCTCAACTTTAGTTTCAGTTTTAGATTTGTTACCACCCATAGAAACTTCACTTTCTTCATTGTTAGAATAAATGTATTTTCCAGCATCTGAGTCCCATCTTGGTGTTTCACCACGGGCAATTGATTCAAGGTATTCAGCAGGTTTTTTAGAGTAAACATCTTCCCAAGTGAGTTCATTATTAACCCATTCGGTCATTGTATCTTCATCTTCGTGAACAGCACATGGGTCGTCATACATAACCGTCTGAATTACAGTGTAGAACGCACCTTTAGGTGTTTTTGCTTTTGTTAGTTCAAGAATTAAATCTCGACCTTTATCAGCGTCAGCTACATCACCTTTTGCTTTGTAGATTGGGATGATTTTATCAAAAATTCCTTCTTGTTTGTAATTGTGCTTGAATCTCCAGAATTTAGGGCCATCTTGTTCGTTATCACGGTCAATAACTTTAACAATATAAAACTTACGTGGTTTGTATTGTTTTGCCAATTCTTTGTCTGATTCTTTACCAGTAGACATAAGGACATCGTAAACTTCACTTAACGGTGAACGTTCGTTGTCGTTTTTTCCTGGATCATAGAATTTTTGCCATTTTCCATCAACATTGATTTCGTGAAACCAAACCTCTTTAAATGGTGATGAACCATCTGGTGTTGGTAAAATACGAATCTTTTTTTGTCCTTGCTTTTCGTTATCTTTAAGTATTGCAGCAAAATACTTTTTCATTCTTTCTTCTTGTGACATTTTTGAAGTGGAAGAAGAACCACTTTGTTTTGCATTCTCATACTGAGCCAAAACCGCATCTAGAACATTGCTTGTCGCCATATATATATTTGTTTAAAAGTTTACAATAGAAAATATAAGTTAAATTTGTGTCGCAGTCAATAAGTTAAATTAAAAATTTGAGAAAGACATTTATTCCCTCTCTCAAATTTTTATCCCATATTGTTTTTTTTGTCTTCATCTTCATAATCAGTAAATGATGTTTTTACTAAGTCTGGTGAAAATTCCTCAACATCATCAGTAGTTAAAACATATTCGTTTTTTCCCGATTGTCTCATTTCTTCTTGTTTATCAACAAAGAAATCAGATAATTTTTGGTTAAAAGGACCGGAATCTAAACTCCTTAATTCAAGTTTTTCTTCTGGTGTTTTTGGTTTAAATTGATCAAATTTAGTTTCTAAAGAATTTATCTTATTGACCAATTGGTCCATTTCTCCAAGTTTTGATTCTAAACTAGAAAGTTGTGTAAATAAATTATTAAAATATTCTTCTTGTTTATCAGACATTGTTTTTTGTGTGTCAACAAGATCTGTGATGTCTAATTCTTCGTCACCACCTTCTTCGTCACCACCTTCTTCAGTTCCAATTTCTTCAACATCGACATCATTAGCAACATCAATTTCAGTAGTACCAGTTGGTGCTCCACCAGGAGGTGGGGGTGGTATTGCTCCACCAGCAAGTGGTTCGTCTATTGGTGCTCCACCAGGAGGTGGGGGTGGTGCGCCTAAATCAGCACCTTGTTCCATAATATAATTATTTATACTATTATATCTTGCAATTTCTTTTAAAATTTTATTATCTATACCCATTTTAACCATTTAATAATGTTTTTATACCAGTTTTGGTTTCTACTTGTACTTTTTTGAATTGTCTCATTGTATTATCAACTCTTTCAATTAGTCCATCTTTTATTCTAACAACATAACATTCGTTAGTGTCTAAATCACAAACTTGTTTTGTACCATCTCCCATATCTTTTTCAGATGTTCTGGTATTTTTACCTAGATAGTTATCTAATATTAATTTTGTACTCATATGTTTTTTATTTATAAATATCTTGTTATTGTAAAAAAAATAAGTTTATTTGTATTTTTGAATTATATACTCCATTGGTTTTCCAACTTTTTCTTGTATTTTATTTTTTTCATTTTGTGGTAAATCATCCCACACATTATCTTCTATAGTTGCTGGCCATTTTAAAACATAAGCTTTTGCTAATTTTTCTTTAGATGAACCATCATAATAGTCGTAATCTTT